TTGAAACTGTTCATTATTACCAAACAACCCTACTACTGCATCTGTATCTACTGACTGAACAATAGGTGCAGCACCTTCTTTGAGGTATCTAATGATGGAAAAGATTTCTTTTGCTTCCTTCATTGAACGAGAGAATAATTTAAAATTAAAAGTGTGAGTTCTAAAGTTCATCTCTTTGAAGATTTGTTCAGAAAAAGGATTGAATACCCTACCCTGTCCAACTGCTAAAAGATCATCCCTTGTTATATTACCTCCTCCACCAATTAAATTATTCATTGATCCTGCTGCTTGTGCTAATATATTACCTGCTGCTTGAGGTAGTCCTGCTTGAGCAAACTGTTGAACATTACCTGCTACAGACTCAGTACTCATCGTTCCGCCACTTGCGTCAGCAATCATTGTAGATGCTAGAACACCTGCAACACCCATGTCAACCTTAGAGTAACTTGCATTATAAGAAGTTTGAATGTTCTTAGGCATTGCTAGATAGACTCTAACTTTATTCCTATTGAACTCTACTGTGCTTTGAGGAAGTCCCTGTGCGTTTGTTTTTAATGTGTTTAGTCCTTTATAACCTGATCCCCCATCCTTATATTTAATTCTTTTTCTCTGAAACATTACATAGTCAACCGACTCTGTAGGAAATGATTCCGTATCAGATTCTGGCACTACTGGCAATAATGGATATCGTAATACTGTCGTTTTAGTCGAACTCAAGGTTTTTACCTAAATAAAAGAGTACACATAACTATATTTATGAGGTATCAGGGTAAATACCGACCAAGTTTCCCTAGAAAGTACAAAGGTGATCCTAATAATGTTATTTATAGGTCATCTTGGGAGTATAAGTTCATGAAGTGGTGTGATGTAACTCCCTCGGTGCAGGAATGGGGTAGTGAGGAGATTATTATACCTTATGTTTCTCCTGTTGATGGTAGGAAACACAGATACTTCCCTGATTTCTATGTCAAGGTCAAGAATAAAAAGTATTTGGTTGAAGTCAAACCATTCAAACAAACTCTTGAACCTAAAACTCAAAAACGACATACTAAACGATACATAAATGAGGTCGTCACTTATGCTGTAAATCAAGCAAAGTGGAAAGCAGCGACAGAGTTCTGCAAAGATCATTCTTGGGAGTTTATGTTAATCACAGAGAAAGAACTTAAAATCTAATGGCAATTCCAAATCCAGACTCAGCAAGACAGATCACCAAGATTGGGGGTGGTGTTGGTTCGTTCTTGTCTACTATGATCAAGGACGAGACAAAACGTCCTGCGACTCTTAATAAGTGGACGATTAGTTTTGCATCTCCTCCTATATTACTTGGTAATAATGTTGGTGGTCAGTCTGCTGCACCAGATAAAACTCAGTTAGAGGGTAGAGGTGTTGCTGATTTACTAGATTACTATGCAAAAACTGTAAGTTTGCCAAGTAGACAGATTACTACGAGTCAGTTTGCACCTCCAGGTGCGTCAGTGAGATACGCAACCAATCAAGCATTTAGTCAGATGCAGATTGAGTTTATTATTCCCTCATCTCAACAGACAAGAGCAATTTTTGAGACATGGGTGAATAGAATCAGTAGAGATTCCAATCAAATGGTAGACTTCTATCAACAATATTGTTCTCCAAACGTGAGAGTTTATAAGTGGGAGTCGCAAGGTGGTATCAATGTATTGACGGGTTGTTGGGAGATGCAAAACGTATTCCCGTACAACATTGGTAGTGTTCAACTGAACAATGAACAGAATGGAATCATGACTTTAAGCATAGGATTCTATTACGAAAGATATAGATTCTTTGCTGCAGAAGCATTTATAGATGCGGGATTGAGGAAACAGATTACTATCCCTGACACATCAGGAGGAACTACAGATGATAGATCTGAAAGGAACTTCACTCAGAATATTGCCAATTTCTTTGATAAATCCCAGAAGTTCTTCGTTAAGGCAGGAGGATTCGTTTATAATGCACTAACTGGATCAAAAGAATATGAAGGTTCGATTACTTAGCTAAATAAAACATGAAGTGAATATTACCTTATGGCATTACCTAAGTTAAATACCCCTAAGTATAAACTAAAACTACCGTCTGACGGTAGAACCGTGAACTATAGACCATTTCTTGTTAAGGAAGAAAAGTTACTATTAGTCGCAACTGAAACTGGTGATCAATCAAACATCATCGATGCAATCAAAGACATTATTAAGAACTGTACAGACTTAGACTCTGTAGACAAGTTGGCAACCTTTGATATTGAATTCCTTTTCTTACAGATTAGAACAAAGTCTGTTGGTGAAGAAGTAGATGTACAAATCACCTGTCCTGATGATGGTGAAACAACTGTGAAAGTGAAAATTCCTCTTGATTCAATTAAAGTCAAGAAAACAAGAGGGCATAAGACTAGCATTCAGTTGACTGATGAATGTGCTATCGAAATGGGATATCCAAGTCTGGATATGTTTGTGACACTCAACTTCACTGATCAACAAATCGGTGTAGAAGAAGTCTTTAAAATGGCAGCAGCATGTGTGAAAACTATTCAAGATCCCAATCAGGTTTATGATTGTGCAGATATTCCTCAAGATGAGATTCTTGCATTCTTTGATGATATGAATAGTGCACAGTTTGCAAAGATCCAAGAGTTCTTTGACACTATGCCAAAACTTACTCACACAGTTAAGGTAACTAATCCCAACACTAAAGTAGAGAGTGATGTAACACTCGAAGGACTGGCAAGTTTTTTCGGGTAGCCCTACTTCATACATCTCTACAGGCATACTATGAAGGTAACTTTGCTTTGATGCACCATCACAAATGGAACATTGAGCACATAGATAACCTCATGCCATGGGAGAAAGACATCTATGTTGATATGTTAATCCAACACCTCCGAGAGGAAGAACGTAGAATGAAGGAGAAACAATAGCAGTGGCAAAAGTTGTAACATACAAATTAGTTTCACCACCAACAGGTATGAAGAATCCTGTTGCGATTGCTGCTCGCTCACAATTAATTGCTATTAATCGTCTTGGCACTACCGTTAGCGGTATATCAAGTTCTTTGAGTGATATCACAAAGGTTAAGAATGCGTTCAAAAAAACTGAGACTGAGATAGAGAAACTACAACGTAGAAAGTTACAAAGAGAAAGAGATAATGCTGCAGAAGAAGCAGCAGAAGGTAAGGCACTTGAACAGGGTAAGACAGATAGAGAGTTTAAAAAAGAGATTAAGAAGAAACCTAAGAAAGGATTATTAAGTAATCTTTTAAAATCTAAGAATGGGTTCTTTGGATTCCTAGGAGGATTCCTGGCACCTATTGCAGGTCTCTTGGCAAAGATTGCAGGTACAGCACTCTTCTTAAATCTACTAGTTTACCTAAAAGATCCTGAGAATACTAAAAAGATTCAAGTTTTCCTTGAAAAAACTGCATTTGTATTCCAAAAACTATTTGATTTTGCTGCGAAGATCACTGGTGGAATAATGACCACCATTGATAATTTGTTTGGTAAAGAAAAAACGATTGGAGATAGACTTAAAGGATTAGGAACAGTCATTGCTGCCATTACTGGTATGACTGGTCTCTTAATGGCAGTCGATGCTATAGGTGATCTTCTTAATTTTGGAAGAGATGTAGATGATGCAGTAGATACTGTTGATACTGTTAATGATGCAAGGAAAGCATTAAAGAGTAAAAATCTTGTCAAGAATATCACCGAAGAATTTGGTGAGGCAGCAGGTAAAAAGGCAAAGAAGATATTAGCAGAGAGTGGTGAAGATGGTTTAAAGATTTTCAAGAATGCTTTAAATGCAAATGGTGGTGATCTTCAGAAAGCAACTAAAGCATATAATCGTCAGATAAAAAAATTACAACAGGTAACTGAGACTGCTTCTGATCTTGCTAGGAAAGCACCTCAACCTCCTCCAAAGAAAAACTTTTTCCAAAAACAATTTGACAATCTTGTAGATACAGGAAAAAAACTTGGTACAGCAGGACTGGATGAATTATCCAAAAGAGGAAGACAACTTGCAGATCTGATTGATACGGGTTGGTCTCTTGCGACAAAGAAAGCAGGTCCTTCACTTCTGGAGCAAATCAAAAGTCTTCCAGGTAAAGTAGTTAAAGCATATGAGTCAGTAGCAAAGGCAAGTAAGAATGCACTTGATTTTGGTGTCAACAAGGTAAAGGGTGCTTATAGTTGGGCAGCAGATGGACTCTCTAATTTAAGTGCGAAGGTAAAGAAAGAGATCCTTGATAAGTTGATGGCGAAGTTTAAACCTCTTATCGAGAATATAACAAAAATCGTGACACCTATGGTAGATGGTGCCAAGAATATAATTATGAAAATTCCAGGAATGGAAAAGGCACCACAAGTATTAAAGAACATAGGTATTGATGGTGGTATTGGAGGTATTCCTAAGGCAGGTAAGATATTAGGTAAGAGGGCAATGTCATTCTTACCACTTGTAGGTTCTATTGTAAACTTCTTATTTGCTTATGATAGACTTTCAAAAGGTGACACTATTGGTGCTATGTTAGAAGGTGCATCAGGTGGATTAGAATTAGCAGGTTATCTTGGCACAGCAGGAACTCTTGGTGCAGGAGCACCTTTAGGTGCAGGTGCTGTTGCAGCAGGATATTTCATTGATGGTTACATGTTCCTTCGTGATCTCATTCCAGAAATGCAAACTGCTGAAGAGAAGTTTGTTAATAAAATTCCTGGTGTTAATAAAATCAAACCAGTCATTGATAAAGTGGTCGCTGATTTCCTTCCTAGTTTTGGAACTATTGTTGGAACTGTCACAGGTGATAAAAGTTTGATTGAGAACATGAAGAATGAGAGTTATGAAGGTCAAGGTTCTCGTTTGGAAGAGAAGGCAGTAGGTGGTCTTGTTCCTATGAGAGCAGCAGGTGGTCTTGTTCCTACGAGTGGACTACAACCTAACTTCACTGGTGTTATGAATGGAATTGTAGCAGTGATGAAACCTCATCTCTCTACACCTGTACATGAGATACAACCAGTTATCCAGAAGGTTGAAAACCAAATTCAAGAAGTATTTGTTAGTGGTGGTCTGTCACAAGATGTGGTAATACAAAAATCAGCAGATGATATGATACCAGTTCCAATGATCATGCAAACTTTAGTTCCTATTCCTACTGCAGTGCCAATAAATAAAGGCAGTGGTGGTAGTGCAACTATCTCTTCAGTAACCTCTAGACGCTTATAATGGCAAAGGCATCTGTACAGAAATCATCTAAGATTAACTTTTACAAGTTTGTAAATGTTAAAGAACCTTCTTCCTCCCTAGAAGAGAAAGATCCTGCTGCCTATTCAACAACAGTAAGTCTAAACAAAAGCACTGAAGCAATCAATAATTTAGGTGCCACTATCAATGGCATGGCAGGTATCATTGCTGATCTTAAGAAGGTAGAAGTAGAAAGACTTGAAGAATTAAATAAGAATCAGAAACCCAAGATGGATCCCAAGTATGGGAAGACTAAGAAGGGTAGTTTGTTGGGTGGTTTTGCAAAAGGAATACTTAAAAAAGGTGGTGGATTCCTTGAAGGACTCTTAGGATTAATGGGTGCCCTATTTAAGGGATTGATTATTTTACCTGCTCTTAGTTGGTTATCAAAGGAAGAGAATCAAGCAAAAGTTGTAAAGATTATTGAAGTCATTGGTGCTATTGGTAAGTTTATATACGACTGGGCAGCGTTTGGAATTACTCAGACGATTGACGGACTGTACATGTTACTGTCTGATGATACTTCTTGGTGGGAAAAAACTATTGGATTTGGTAAGGCAATCGTAGGTATAGGTTCTCTATTCCTAGGTTTGCGTTGGTTAACTAATCCACTTAAACTTGCAAAAGATATTACAAGAGCAGTAAAAACACTAGTAAGAATCCTTACTAAAAGAGGTCCAGGAAATCGTGGTAGGAGAGGGAAAGGTTTAAAAGGAATGTTATTAGGTACCACGATGACTGTGGGAGGTTTTGTCATTGCGGACCAGTTGACAAAACAACCTAAAGAAGAAGGAAATAATAATAATAACAACAATGAAACACCTGGTAGAGCAAAGGGTGGTGTAGTTAAAGGACGTTCTAAGGGAGGTTGGATTCACGGTCCTCAGTCTGGATATCCTGTATCATTGGATGGAGGTATGACTACATCATTCATTGGTCATGGAACAGAGTTCGTTTCTATGAAAAAGGGTGGTGGAAGTGCATTCGTAACACCTTATGATACTCCTGCAACTCGTAAGAATCCTGGTTTGACTGCTTTGAGACAAGCAGAGGCAAAGAGACTTGGTTACGCTGAAGGTGGAGAGGTATCTCTGAAATTAACTAGACAAGACTTTGATGCTTTAGCATTTATTACTGCAGGTGAAGCACAACGTAATACTAATGATGAGTATGGTGTTGCTGCAGCAGTCTTGAACAGAGTCGCAGATCCTAGATACCCTAATACTGTTCATGAAGTTATTTCTGCCCCTGGTCAATATGAGGCATATCATAAGGGTGCAAAAAATGATAAAGCACTAGCAGATAAATTTGTATCTGAACAAGGGCAGTTGAATATTATTAAAGCATTGAATAAACTTGAAGGTAGGACCGATTTTAAAGGAACTTCAATGTATCAGCACATGGGTGCCAGTGATATTAAATTCTCAGATAGAGGAAACTTCTATCATTATGCTGAACAACGAAAGAAGTCTGATCCTAAACCAGATATTATTCCAACACATTATAAAAAATTAATTAGTGGAGATGCTGTAAACGTAGGATCACTACAAAGCACTGGACCAGGTGGATACATTCCTGGAAACAGAGATTCATCAGGTAACGAAACTGAAACTGGTGGTGATCAACAAGGCAGAAGTCCTGCATTCATGAGAATGTTCAATAAACTCTTTGGTATGGTCAAGGGTTTGAAACTCTTTGATGGTGGTGGTGAGTACGATCCGAAGACTGGAGAACCTGTAGATTCTCGAATGAAAAAGAGAATGTCTAAGACTCTGCCAATCTTTGCATCGGGTGGTGAACTTGCTAAACTGGGTGATAATACTCCTCTTGCTAATGCACCTAGAGGACAATGTACTACTGGTGTTATATTAACAGCAGAAAAAGTTGGAGCAAACATCGGACATCCAAGTGTCTATACCAGTAGAGATCCTAATAACCCTAGGGGTCTGATGTCACAGGCGATTAATCGTTTTGGTTGGGGATCCATTAAAGGTCTTGGTGACCCATTTAAGATTAAATCTCCCTACGGAAATGCAAATGTTAGGGTGATGGACAAAGATCTATGGGCACAGTCAGTTAAAGATAAGAAGATCCCCTCTGGTGCTTTGATTTTCACTACTAGTCATGCTAATTGGAACGCTGCTCGCGGATCTAGTGGCAATGACTCTGCTATTGCTAAGAATGGTGGAATGAAACTTTGGAGTGGACACTGGCAACATGGTCGTTATAAAGGTGTTGCTTCTGTATATGGATCAGGAACTACTGGTGTTGTTGCACTGACACATCCTAAAAATAATGAACTTGGGTATGATGGCACTGTTGATACTTCTTCAGCAGATACTACATCCAGTTCTGGATCTGGATCTGGAGAATCACAAAGTGCTCCCACAAAAATTATTAATGCGATGGGTTTAGGTAGTCCTTCCAGTTCATTGAGTATGCAGGAGAGGATGGGATATGAGGTTAGTAGTCAATTTAGTTCTGCTAAAGATGAGGCAAATGCATTAACAAAAGCAACTGAAGAAAGAAATGCATCAAGACAACAATTCAAAGATAATGTAAGCACTGCAGTTCTACAAGCACAATCATCTGTAAACGCATCTAATGTAGCAACCTCCAATGCTGTCAATCAAGCACAGGAAGGTTTATCTGCAGCAGCAAGTTCTGGAGGTGGTGGAAGTACACCTTCGGTAAATAGTTTACCTGGGGTAGGAACTGTAAATATCAATGGTGTTCTGAAAAGCACAGCATATGCCCTTAACTCCAACAATAACTTTATGAGAGGTATTTTACGATGAGTATTGATAGAGTAAACGCAGGTGATTGTAGTATTACTCTTTCTCTTAGTAGGGATGGAGCAAAAATTCAAACTGAAGATGGTGCGTATAATTTAATTACATTTCTCAGGTCATGGGAGATCTATGAGAGTATTGAGTCTGCAACAATAGAGGCAATGTTTATCTTTGAGGATAGTGCAGGTCTCTCAAATGTTTTTACTGGATCTGAACTGATTAACTTTGAAGTTAGAGGAAGCGTTGTTACTAGGAAGTATAACTTTAGATCATATAACATTACTAGTAGGGTCAGAGTTAATCAAACTACTGATGCATTCATCATTCATGCATGTTCTGATGAGTTTATTAAAAATGAATCTACGAATGTGTTCGGAAACTCAGAGGTAATATTCAAACAAACTGGCACTGAATCAACTGATATTGTTAAAACATTAGTGGGAAACACCATGTTTCTTGGGAGTGCTAAAAAAGTATTTGCAGAGGAAAGTTTAAACAAACATAAGTTTATAGCACCAAACTGGAGACCCTTAGATGCAATCTATTGGGTTACACAGAGAACAATCAGAAAGAAAAAGACGGGTGGTAGTTATCAAAACGGGTATACATTTTTTGAGAATGCACTGGGTTTTCATTTCAAGTCTATCGATGGTATGATCGATGATATTAATAACCAAGACACTGATACAAAAACTGATTTTAACACTGGTAAAGCAAGGTTATATAAGTATTCTCTTTCTCTGAAGAAAGTAGATAGTGGAGCAACAGATCAATTTAAAATTGAGACAGTAAACTTCCCAGAAGAAAGAAACTTTTTGATGGGATTAAGGCATGGTGCATGGTCAGGATATAGTGTAGGTTTTGACCCTGTAACAATTAATCAATCTAGATGGGGTGGTAAAAGTCCAGACCTAGCAGGAGCAGGATTCCAATATAGAGTTACTGATATCTGGAAAACAATGTCGCATTTGGGTGGAAAGAAGTCAGTCAATCCTGTGTCACGACTTGATGACTCTATCAAAAATCTCATTGACAACCCTAAAAGGGTACGTTATAGTATACTTCCAAACCAAATTTTCGATAAGAAATGGTATAACTACATACCTGGTTTGAACAGAAGTTCTCAGAAAAATTATGAAGCACTCGTAGAGTTGCAAGCATATCAATGGTTGAGAATGGAAACACTGAAAAACACAAAACTACAAATCACAGTTCCTGGAAATTTAGACCTCTATGGAGGTTATGGTATTGATGTTACACTCCCATCTACGGTCAAATCTGGTGATAAGATCAAAGTAGATAAGAGATTTAGTGGTCGTTACATGATTGTTACGATTGCACATAAAGGATCATCGGATAATTTTTCTACGGAAATGCTCCTCATGAAGGACGCTGTTACTTAATAAATAGTTTTGTACTACTAAGGTACTAAAATGAAAACACTAGAAGAACACATCAAAAAAGATCAGGACATCCTAGACAATCCGATGACATCTCCTGCATCTCGCAGACACATTACTGAAGAGTTGCATGAGTTAGAAGTTTACGCTCATAATCATCGTCACGAGATTGCAGAGGGTGATCATCATGATCCAACTGCGCTTGAGTTATTCTGTGAAGTGCATCCTGATGAACCAGAATGCTTAATTTATGACGATTGAGTCTTATCTCCTAGGACTCTGGAATAACATAGCACAAGCACAAGCGAATCCCCATGCCTATGCATCAATTTTCATGCATTGGCAAGAGATAGAAGGGGGTTTTCAGTCTCAAAATTACTATAGAGTTGACGGACCAAACAAACCTTATAGAAAAAGATATCACAAGAAGGTAATAATATCAGACACTGAAGTATTAATAGAGAATTACGATTTGGAGTGGACAAAATCTGAAGAGTGTGGTATGCTGTTTACATTTGATGGTAACGCATGGCACGGTTCTGTAGTGGGAAATTGTATTGCTAATGGAGTTGAAATCAAATCACAGATGTCACTCTTCGGTGACAAGTTACATAGTTGTGACCAAGGGTATGTTGATGGTAAGATGATCTGGGGTAGTAAAGAAACCTATAAGTTTGTCAAAACCAAAATCGACTTTTAGTTTCAAAAAAGGGGCAAAAAAAATCCCGCCAAAATTTGAACCTGTAAGGTTTTTCCATAAATAATCAAAAATCTCAAGATAGATGAAAACAGTTGAAGGGATTCTCAATGAACCAAATGTAAATTTTGTCGGTAAAGACGGATTTTACTGGTGGGTTGGAGAAGTTGAAGATAATGAAGACCCGATGGAACTTGGTCGGTGTAAGGTTCGTGTGCTCGGATACTATACCAACGTGAGAGGTGGTACGGTTGCTGATTTACCTACAGATGAATTGCCATGGGCAACAGTATTACAACATACATCACAGGCAGGTAATGACGGACAAGGTGAAAGTGCAGGACAACTGCAACCTGGTGCCATTGTTATGGGATTCTTCATGGATGGAGAATCTGCTCAAATGCCGATTGTTATCGGTGTTTTGCGTATTCAAAAAAGTCTTGAGAGTGGTAAAAAACATCAATTTACCTTAACAGGTGAGGCGATGGAAGGAGGAAGTCAGGGTACAGTAAACCCTGCACTTAGAAGGACTGCTGATCCAAACAGTAATGCTTTAAACAATAAAGAAAGTAAAGGACATAATGCACCTGCGATGCCAGGGAGTAATGTCGATCCCGAACCTAAAGGTCCAGGATCACCTAATAATGTAGGTGTACACCTCCCAGGAAGTGCAGGTAACACTGCAAAACCAAGATCTCCTAGTAAACCAATCGCTACTGCGAATGGTGTAGGTGGACCATGGAAATCTGTAGAATCTAAATTAAATTATCTGTTAGAGGACATTGCTGATACAGCAGGTACATTAGTTGCAACTGAGGATGGTGATTTTCTCGACATCATATCTGGTAAAGTTGTAACTCTTGAAAAACTTACAGCAAAACTACAAAATTTCTTGGGTGCTATCTTCACTCAGATTATCTCAGCAATTCGAGAAGCAACTTCAGCACTTGCTGAAAAGTTAGGTGGTCTACTAGATTTCTCCAAACTTGCAGCAGGAATCCCATTCTTGCAAATGGGATTGATTCAAACTGCAGTGCAACAAATTCTATCACAACTCTGTATCTTTGATAATCAAATTACTGGTTTCATTCAAGATCCTATTGGAACTATCAGTGGTTTAATTACAAACTTACTGAATGGTGCTATCAGTAAGGCAGAAATGGTAATGCAGGGTGTACAAGAAACCATTGATAGTATCGTATGTAATGTACAAAAAGTTCTTAGTGATCTTAAAAAGGTAATCTCTGCCGTAAAATCAACAGTTAGTGCAGTTAAAGGTGCACAAGAAATTATCGATAACTGGGAAAAGGGTTCTGGACTTTTTGATGCAGGAAATGACTTCTTTAAAAATGGTATTCAAGGTCTTGCAGGTCTCCTTTCTCTATTCGTTAAGTTTCTTGGTGGTGGATGCGATAGAAAACCTGATGGAGGTGCTGATAGTCATGGTTACTTCCCATTATTCGGTGTTACCAACTGTAGTGACGAAGAATTAGAAAATATCAATAAAATCCGAGGTAGTAATAGAGGAAGTTGTGAAGGTGATAGTGCTGCAGGTGGTATTATTGATCAAATCTTTACAAAAGCAGATCCATATCTGCAAGTAGCAAAGACATTTGTTGATGGTTCATATGATCACCATGTAGGAACCCCAGGTCGTCAGGCACACGTTATCAAAGAACCTAGTGGAACAACTCACTCCTCTTATAATATCAATAACAATACTTTTGCAGAATGGACATATCTGAAAAAACTGAGGGAAAACAATGCAGAGATTTCAGATGAAGAGGTAGAAAAGAAACTTGCAGCATATAAAAAGAATAATCGAGGTGGTAGTAAAGATGATACAGGTAACTTAGTTGCCGATCACTCTGCATACGCAGGTAATCACACTGTAGATGTCATGGGTGATGAATGTTCTACTGTAGATGGTGATAAGGTTTTAAACGTAGAAGGTGATTATCGTCTGAAGGTTACTGGTGACTGTCACATTGAAGTTGGTGGAGGATTCTTCCTTAATGCATCTGGTGCACCTAAGACAGTAGATAGAAACGGTAAGAAGAAGAGTACAAAGATTCAGAAACACTCAGTTACATTTGGTTCTGATTTAGATTTGAAAGCATCAGGTGCTGCTATAACATTACAAGCAGCAGAATTTAGTAATGGTGCTAATAATACTAAGTTTACTGGATCTCTCTATGAAAACTCATGTAAACTTCAAAAGATGAGTGGTAATGAACTTGTATTGTCTGGTAATAGTGTTATCAACCTTGCAACTCCTGTATTTAATAAGATGATTAATACTGATCCAACATCATTGATTCCTGCACCAGGAGTTTTCACTACTTGTTTTGGAGACATTATAACTAAACAATTCCCCTCTAAGACTAGACCAGTCCCAAGTAATGTCTTATTGAATGAACTTGGTCCTGTATCGGTCACTTCTGGAGCAACAGGTTATAATAATAATGTTGTTACAGGTCTATTCAATGTTAATGTTGCAGCAGGTGCCATAACAATGAACTGTTCTGCTGCAGCGACTGTCACAGCAGGTGCTGCTATGACCCTGACTGCAGGTGCAGTTATGAAACTAACTGCTACCACGATCTTCTTGAACTGACTTGACAGAGAAAGGGTGGTCTGCTATACTACATAGGTACAGGAGAATTATGAACGACACTTGGTTGGAACACGTCTTTGTCAATTTTTCCAAAAGATCTGTCAAACTCATGGATAATGAGGGATTTGACAGGACTATTGAGTGGCAATGGAACAAGGAAGGTGCTGAAGGATTTGCAGAAATCATCAGTGCTATTCAAGATACCGTTGACCATGACATGATCACTTACTGTTTTGCTGAACAATGATTGGACCTATTGGTATTACTTTGCGTCAAGCAGAGGATCACTTTGATTTCATTATGGATTTAACAGAATCACAACGTGTCTGTTGGAAAATTACCCGTCCTGACGGGAAATCTGCTATGATGGTTCCAGTGAACGAAATATCACCAGTTCCCGAAGAAATTCAAGATCAAGTTGAAGAATTCCGAAAATCATTCATGGAGGCACCAGGATTAAGTGAATAACATAGGATTAGAAATCGTCTTCTGGACAGTATTAGGAGTATACCTTCTAGCAAAGTTAGGAGTATTCAAGAAATGAACTGTTGGTCATGCGGTTTCCCAAACCTTATTTGGGGTGGGGACAATGACTGCCCCGAAGACTATGAGTACGAGATAGAAACTAATCTAACTTGTCCTCGATGTGATGCATTTGTTCTTGTTTATCATCAATTAAAACCAGAATATGAGACCAGAGACTAGAAAATCAATGGAAATGTTGTTTCATGCTAAATGGAACTTGCCAACAGCAGCAAAACATGCTAGACTTACCAACAAGGAAATGAAAATTACTTTCAATGAATATTGTGCTTTTCACCCGCCCTCTTTTTCATAAAACTTATGACATTAATTACACTAATCCCACACGCTAACCTACAAGGTGGTGCTGCATTTGCAGTCTTTATAGGGTTTGCAACTTTCGTAATGATGGGATATGGAGTGTATATGACGTTCGGTTCTGGTGGTAAAGATCTTAAAGATGAGATCAAAGAACACGCAAGAATGCACGAACTAGGAATCGCTCACGATCATAAGAAATAACTCCACTGGGAGTGTGGCGGAATTGGTAGACGCACCAGACTTAAAATCTGTTGACCTTGTGGTCGTGGGGGTTCAAGTCCCCCTACTCCTATATAAGTTAAATGAGAGATTATGAATGGGACTTTATGATATAATATACTCACAGTTCGATTTGGGTCCAGGAATGTGGAACCGCGAACTTAGAACTCAGGATCTTGACGGATACCTGAGTCAATATTATATTGATCCCAAAGGTAAACTCTGGAGTATTGATTATTCTGGAACTTATGCTTTTGAAGATGCTGAATGTATCAAAGTCGCAAAAAGTGCAAATCATGGCAAAGTTACGCCATTTTGTATAACCAAACAACTTGAACTCTACCCTGCAAAATGGGGAGTTCACTATGCACCCACCCC